CTGGCTTCATGGAAGGCTTCACCGGAGCCAATTTCTTCGCCGAAGGCGGCTTCGTCACCGGCCCAACCAATGCGTTAATCGGCGAAGGCGGTGAACCAGAATATGTCATTCCGCAATCCAAAATGAATGCCGCAATGGCGCGTTACTCGCGTGGCGCCCGCGGTGAATCAGTCATCCCCGGCAATGGCACCACACCAGAAGGTGGCGGCGCACCTACTGCAACGATGCAGCCAATCGACGTGCGTTACAGCGTGGAACGGATCAATAACGTGGATTACGTTACGGCTGAAGAGTTCCAGCGAGGCATGGCGCAAGCTGCTCAACAAGGTGCATCACAAGGCGAAACCCGTGCATTACGCAAGCTTCAGATGAGCAACTCGACTCGCCGGAGGGTTGGCATCTGATGGACATTGCACTTGGCCACTACTTGACGCTAAAGAAAGATACTGGCGCCGAGCTTAAGTTTCAAAACTTCTGGATCGGTCAAACCGTCAACGGGCACCAGTTCTTGCCTTTTGGTTTTAGCGGGATTACGGTCAACCGAAGCGGCGACAATGTTGATGCCAGCCTGGTTTTCCCGAATAACGCAATTGCTCGGTCGTGGGCGGATGAGGCTATTCGCAATGACTGGATCGCCACTGTATCTGTGCGCATCATCGCCGACTCAACTGATCCCGCTTCAAGTCAAACCACACTTCACGAATACGTCGGGCAAGTTGCTAGTGGCGGCTGGCGGCAAGACACAGTAGTTTTTCGGCTCAATAGCGTGCTAGATGCCGTGGGCGGCGACATTCCCAAACGTACACTGCAACAAAAACTTGTCGGCAGCATTCCGATCAGTGGCTCGCTCCTGTTTTGATTTGATTGGGATGCCCTACCGCCTTGGTGGTGACGGATCTGATGGGACGATCGATTGCATCCATCTTGTCACCGTGGTTCTAGATGAGCTGAGTATTGACCATCCGGAAATTACGCCAGCAATGTACCAAGGTAGCGGTAAACAAATTGCACGGTGGCTGCTGTTGTGGGGTAGGCGGGTGGCACAACCCGCCTATGATGGCGATGTCGTCCTACTTTCAGGGCAACGCAAGGCTTTCGGTGTTGTATGGAACGGCGGAATTCTGAATATCGGGGAACTGAGCCAAGTGGTGCAGTGGACTCCGCTATCGAATTGCTTCGCCTTCCCCTGCTTCCGTATGAAAGGCAGCTGATCGAATTTCTCGGCTGCACGGAGGATGAGTATCGATATTTTGTCAGCGAAGTACAGAAGAAAACCGGCGAGCGTCCGGCGGAATATGCGCTAATCCCGGATATTAGATGCGACCCATTTACAACTTCCGTGCTTGTCAGCTTGGCAATTGGCCTTGTGACAACCGGCATCTCGTACCTGCTGGCACCAAAGCCGCAGACTCCTGAGCAGACCAACATCCGCCAACGCACACTTGGTAGCCAACGTGGACGCCAACGCTTTAACCCCACCATTGGTTTTGATGGTGTACAAGAGCTAGCTGAATACGGCAGCCGTCTCGCCATCTTGTTTGGTGACTATGAAGAGCACGGCTTTGGCGTAACCGGCGGCATCATGGCGCAGCCGCAATTGGTGTGGTCACGCACGATGAGCTATGGCACACACCAAGCCTTGCGGCTGATGTACGTGCTGGGCGAAACAATCGGCTTCGGCCAAAAACGCCCTGATATTTCTGGAATTTTTATCGGTAATAACGGGCTAGACGTGCTGGATCCAAGCCGTTATGCCTTTTACTACAAGCCTGGCACAACGATTAGCGGCGATTTGTCTGGCCGCATTTATGCAGGCAATCTGCTCTACGGAACAAAGGGGACACCATCATCCGGTGATCCGGTGTCATTTGATGACGTTTTTACATGCCCGACATCATTTGGGCCTGATAGCCCTGGATTCTGCCAGACCTATAAACCTTCAAATGCAACAGCATTCGGCCTATTCAATCCGATTAAAAACGGCACAGCATTTCGTCTGAACTGGCGCGTCATCAGTCGCCCGCTGCTTGAAGAGGCTGAATCTGATCCTTCTCGGCGCATCAAAGCAGAGCGCACAAAGATCGCTGGTCCGCGAGCAAATGGCGGCAAGCAGGGTATGCCAGGTGTTGGCGCTGGCTACAGCCCGTGCATGGGACTTGTGGCGCACAACGGCACCTACCCAAATAAACCTAAAGAAGTGGTTTGCCGGGTTGGTGATACGGTTGAATTTCAAATCAATAAAAGGAATTTTCAGGCAGCTGATTTAAACATCGATGGCAGCAGTGGTGTTGATGTAGCTGATGTCAACAATGCTACGCACAGCGCACGTGAAGCTGCAGATAGCGCATTGCAACTTGGCACGCAGATAATGATTGGTAATTGTATTTTTAACGTAGAAAGCCGCACTGCCGAAGTGTATGTCCCACGCAAGCAATCTATCCGTGTCACTTTGCGTTGTATTGAAACTGTCGGCACGCAGCACACAATCGGAATTGCCGGTGACAAAGCAGTTAGAGATGCAACACTGACTAGCGAAGGTGGCGGCAAGGATTCCAGCATTCCCGCAAACAATCCAGAAGATGGCTATTGCGGACCATCGTTCTGGCCTGTAGCTCAAGTTGCAATCGCAAGCATTCGCAACACGCGGCCAGTTGATGCAACAGAAATTGGTATCCGCAGCACCGTATGGAATCGCGCTAGCGGGTTGTGCAATTTTCAAAATGTGCCACGCGCACCACAGCTTTTGAAGTTTGACAATAAAGAAGTCAGCATTACAAATGGCACCATGGATAAATATATGGCACGCACCAGTGCGTTTGCCGTGGAAGTGCGTCCTGCTGATCCCCAACCTGATGGCACGCCTTACCCGTGGTCGCGCATACAAGAGCAATTTGCGGTTACAGGCAGCCGTCCGATTGATCAGTACAACTTCATCCGTTTAAAGCCGCAAGGCAACACAGGTGGCAAGCAAATGGAATACCGGCTGGTGCCGCGCCCTGGTTCAATTCTGGCTAAATATACAAACTCAACAGGACGCTGGGTGCGACTAACGGGCAAATTAACTGGCACGGGCTATTCATCTGGTTTCGGTAAAACGTATTCAACCGCTTACGGCACAATTCAAGTCACTTGCTCAGGGGAAGAAGTATTAGCTGGTGAATACTTTAATAACGGCGAAATGGTCAGTGGTAAAACTGATGGATATACAACAACAAGGACATCAGTACCAAATGCAATTGCTGTTTTTAGTGGCTACAACGGAAACGGCAGCGGTCAAGGTCAGCAAGGTGGCTATGCATACGAGGTTCTTGGTCATCCTGAACTTCACGCGGATGGCACTCGTGTAAACCAGCGAGTCACAATCGCAAAAACAGATGGATCAACCATCACCATTGTTTTTGGCGCGACAAAACGCACTAATTCCAACGCTGAGTATGCCGCTCGTTATGGCACCACAGCAATGTGGGATCAAGGCAGTGCTGCTTGGGCATTATCAACTGCTGTTCCTGCAACCGGAACATGGAGCAAAAACGAACGTTTTTCGCATACGGTGGGCGTCAGCGCTGGTAATGATTGGGCTAATTACGGTGGGCACACGCAGTTTAGGATTGATTTTCAAGTGACTGGTATTGGTACGACAACTGAAGTCGTAGCAGCACAAGACGAGCGTACTTTTGAACGTTTCTCACAAATTGCTGATGTAAGCCATTACGACGAACTAACCAAATCGCACTTTGATGGACCAGAGCATGAGGTTGTTTATGTAAATGAATCTCTTGCAAATTTAAATGAAACTGATGACGAATTTATTCCCAATTACGACGCCTGCACCACGATGGGACTTGTCATCCGCTCAGATAAGTCTGTACGCAGCGTAGAGCAGCTTAACGTATGGATGCCTAAAGGCGTTGATTGTTACAACTGGTTTGATGGCAGCACCGGCCCAAGCAACCTGTTTTGTGATTTGGTCTACTACCTGCTGACCAATACACGCGCTGGCCTTGGTGATGTCGTCAGCCCTGACTTGATCGACAACACAGGATTTACGACAACTGCTGCATTCCTCAAGGCGAACGATATTTATTTCGATGGTGCGATCGACACTAACCGTAATTTCAAAGAATTTGTTACCGAGCTGGCGCCTTATAACCTGTGTTCCTTTGTCATCAAAAACGGCAAGTTCACGATTGTTCCTGCAGTGCCCTACAACATTGCTGGCGCAATTGATCCAAGCGCCTTGCAAGTTTCTGCATTGTTCACTGATGGCAACATCATTGATGACACATTTGAGGTTGAATACCTAGATAAAGATCAGCGGCGTGATTTTCGCGCTGTAGTCAGTTACAGGCAAACACAGAAAAACGCCTTCCCCACCATCCGCACGGTTGCCGTCCGCTGGAACGAAACAGCATCTAGCACATACCCGCAAGAAACAATCGACTTATCGCTGTTTTGCACGTACCGCGAGCAAGCATTGAAAGTTGCCCGTTACTTGCTCAGTATTCGCCGCCGTGTGGATCATGTCGTGCGCTTTAAGACAAATCCGTATGGATTGCAGCTGGCGCCAGGGGATTACATCAAAGTGGTCACGCAAGTGGCGCCCTACACCGCAGCTCGTAATGGCGTCATTAATGCAGACAACGGATCAATCCTTTCCGCTGATCCCTTGGCTGATGGCACTTATAGCGTGTTTGCATATCGCCCCGGCGGCAGCGATGTCGAAACGATCAGCTTGACAATTGCCAACGGCAAGGCAACTAACGCCAGCTACTGGGGCATGGTTTACACGTACACCGATACGACGATCAATCAGAATGTCTACATGGTCGAAGAACTGACGTTGGACGAGGATGGGCTGGTCAGCATTTCGGCCAGTCATACGCCTGTTGAGGGCAATGCCTCGCAGGTTGCCTTGGACGTGATCACCGAAGACCGCTTCCTGTACGACTTCTAACCATGGCCTTTCCTAGCTCGCTCAAGCCAACATCCCGCCAGTACAGCCCCGGAGATTATCCGGTCAAAACCTACAACGCGAACAATGGCGCTGAGGTACGCATTTTGTACGGCAGCCGCCCAAGAAACATGACTTTGGAGCTGAGCTACTCCAACATCACAGATTCAGAAGCCAACGATTTCTTGACGCATTACTACGAAATGCAAGGCACGTATCAAACCTTTGGCATTCCGTCGTCGTCCCAGACTTTTTCAGGATGGACCGCTGGCGCAGACAATTTGAACCTTGCTGGCACTGGCGCAGTTTGGCGTTACGGCGAACCACCACAGCAGCAGTCAGTGCGCCCTGGCGTGTCTACGGTTAGTGTTCGCCTGATTGGCGTCCAAAGCTAGGATATAGGAGGCGATCGCTCGGCATATGGCCAAGATTTACACTGGACGCGACGGTCGCCTGCTGATTGACGGCACCGAGCAAATCAAGGTGACCAACTGGTCGCTGACCGGCAACCTTGAAACTTTGGAAACCACTAGCCTTGGCGACAGTCAACGGACCTACATTCCAGGCGTGCAAGAGTTTAGCGGTAGTGCCACTCTGCTGTACTACAACGACGGCACGAACCGCAACGACGCAGCCGCAGCGCTAAAGAAAGTATTGAAGATCGGTGCCGTATCTGAAAGCGACACCGTAGTGATGCGCCTGCGCTTGGTTGAAGGCAACACCAACCACGACGTGGAACTGACTACATACATCACAAGCGTCAGCATTGGTGCGAGCGTTGGCGTAGTTAGCTCCGCTCAAATTAGCTTCCAAGCCACTGGCGCACTAACAGCGGTAACGATCTAATGGGCATTTACCTTGGTAATGTAGGCAATATTGAATTGACTCGCAAGTCGCTTGAAGGCGGCAAAGAGTCTATTGTCAATCCATCAGACGTTAACGCTGGGCGAAATAGATTCAGCTTTGACTTTGACGAAGGTTATTTAATCAGCGGTGACTTTGCCGAAATTACAACCCTTGATGACAGTAACTTAGATTTTATTGCAGCGAGCGGATGGAGTGTTGACGCAGTTCAATCAAGCGGCAATTGGTACATTTTTATTGATGAACTGGGTGGAATTAAGCTTTACGACAATTTTGACGACAGCTTGGAAGGCAGCACTAGCGGTCAAGTTGAGCTAAATGCAATTAACCGTGACATCCCAATTAAGGTAACCGTCCGCGATCGTGGCGGCAGGCTACTGGCTTGCATATCGGAATACGAGCTAAACACCAGCCGCGAAGCTGTTGATATATCCACCTTGGGTGATCAATACAGACAGCAATACAGCGCACTGATTAGCGGATCTGGATCGCTCGTCGCCCAATGGGACTACGTGAACGAGTCTGGAAGCGAACCCGTTAACTACTTAATGCGGCTCGTTTTACGCACTGAAATCGGCTCTTCGTTTAGCGCGAAATTTTACATTAAAAGTGCCAACACCGATGCAGTCGCTGGATCGTTTGCGGCAACTCAACTTAATGACTCTTTATGGTGGGAGTTTGACGCACTTGTTACAAACAGTGCCACGAGCTTTTCGCCTGGCGACATTATTGTTTCTCGTGTTGACTTTGTGACCACCGGACCAATTCGCCTTAAGGCTCGTACAACAGCCGCAAATCGCTTGCTGCAAGAAAGTGGTGATAGCATTTTGCTGGAGCAAGGCGGCTACCTTTTGCTTGAAGGCGACGACGCGCCCTAAGATGGAGTATCTACCAACGGCTGTATCGGGAGTGAACCGTGGCTGACCTGCGCATTAGTGAGCTTTCTACGCTTAACGGCTCCGATGTCGCAGGCGGTGATTTTCTTGCTGTAGCCGACATCAGTGCAAGTGAATCACGCAAAGTCACCGTTACCGGATTGGTTGGTAAGGCTGTCACGCTGATTGACGACGCCACTATTCCAGGGGCAAAAATTTTATTTGATAGCGGTGATGTACCGACAGCAGCATTGGCGAATGGTGCTGTAACAGCAGATAAGCTTCAGTCGGGCGCTGTTTCTAGTGGCAAATTAGCAGCAATCTCTACTGTCAACATTGTTGCAGCGCTGCCAGTTACTGGCGCTTACACCGGACAACTTGCTTTTGAGACAGGCGAAAGCAAGCTATATGTCTGGAATGGCAGTGCTTGGACCACGGCTAAAG